TGATTGTCGTATTCAACTTGTGGCCATTGTGCGTCTAATTCCGCTTGTGTTGGTTTTGGTTCTTCGCTTAACCATTCAAGGGTTGTGTAATCGTTGTCGCTTAATGACCAGATGGCGGTTTTGTAGTTTGCTGTGAGAACTGCTGCATAGTCGATCATGCTGATATTTCCATGACTGTGATGGTTGATGAAGCAACGGCTGTTGCGCTGTTTTGGCTTCTGTTGATGTAACTGGTGCCGCCTGCAAGATCACGGGATTGCACTTGATAGGTAGTCGCTGAGGTCGTTGCTGGGCTGTCCAAATAGAGCATGGTTGCTGATGCCACATAATCGTTGTTGCCTGCTGAGTCAGCTGACGCATAATTATTGGGAACATAAGACGCGGTGTTTCCGCCAGTTACTTTGATTGCCATATACGTGCCACCGTTAACCGTTGCCATAATAAGGATTTTGCTACTAGTTGCCGATGGTGTAATTGTTGCGCTTAGACCTGTGACGTTTGCATAAGCACCTGCGGCTCCTGATGTAAATGAGGTTGTCAACGTGGTGCTAACTACCTGTAAAACGCGAAACGCGCCACGCAGGCCGTTCAACTGGGATGCCTCGAGGACATTGCCGGCAACAAAGGTTGCTGGTAGTGAGGTTGGTGTTGCCATAAGTGCTCCTATCCTAAGACATTTTCGGCGTCAAGTACGCCATAGATCAGATCATCCAATATCAGCTCGTACACGATCGTGGTTGGCGCGGTGCTGTAAAGGACGCTGTGGCCTGTGCTGAAGTCCAGCCGATGCTCGATGCCTTCAACGGACAGCTCTTGCGCTAATTGGGTTGTGCCGGCACCGCTAGCAAACGTCTTTTCAATGCTGATCGTGTCGCCAATATCTACGGTGGCCAGCGTGTCCTTTTGGGCTGTGGTCAGCATCAAATACTTGGTTGCCACGGACGTGTAGCGCGGTTCGGGTTCTGGGTTTAACAGGTATTCGGCAGCGGCTTGTATTTCGGCGACGTCATGCAACAGGCTGTTCGTAATGCTTGAGGTTTGAATAAAATATGTGGCAATTGAGCCTGCGTCCGTTGCGGTGTAACTGTCGCCGTCCAAACCTGTAACGACCGATCTGTTGATTACCGAGTCCGCTTCAAAACTGATGCCCACGCCGTCGTATTTGTACCCTGTGCCGTCATCTTTAAACTCTGCCAAAGGCGCACTCAAAGTCGTGCCAATGCGCTCTTGGAATGTCAGCACCCCAGAGCGTGACATAAACAAACGACCAAACTCGGCTGTTTCGTTAATTTGTGTTAGGTATTGCAGCACGTTTGTTCCTGCCGGCACGGTGTAGGCGCTGTCATGACCAAGATTCACGGTGCCTGTGGCGATGCTTCGAGAACCTGCAGGAAAATCTACTTCTGACAAGTCTAAGACGGTTTCTATGCGTTCGCCCGATGTCTCGGTCGTGACGTTCAATTCGTCTAAATAGGTTTGTGCAAGCAAATAGAACTGGTCAGCGCAATACACCGTAACCGTGTCCAACCCGCCAAGGGCAAAGTTGTAGTCAAAATTGACAACAAAACCAGAAAAGATTGATTCGGGCACATTGGTTGAGCTGTAACGGATGAGCTGCACGGCGCGCAATGGGGCAAGCCCAGGTTTAGATTGAGGCGTGTCGTAGTACGGGCTGTTTTGGTCAAACGGGTTAAATATGCCGTCCACGTCCTGAATAGTGAATGTCATTGTGCCGGCGCTGAACTGATCGCCTACATCACGACGGCCGCGGCGCACATTGATACTGATAGTTGAGTCCATGACATTAACAAACTCGGTTGTTCCGTCTAGCACATAGCTGCTGTCTATATAACTGCTGTTTAATCCCCATGTGGCGGTGCTGGTTGACGCGTCTGCCGTACCGTTCCATTGTTGGCTGGTAAGCGTGTAACCCGTATAGGTGTCAGCATAAGTACCATCAAAATAAGGGAGTGCTGATGAAACCTGTTCAAACAAACCTGCGTCAACATAGGTTGTACCTGTAACCGTATTAGTTTGACGAGCAATTTGCAATTGTGCATATGGATAGCCAACAGGTGCCGTACCTGTCACGCTATACCTAGTCCAAGTGTTTGCAGTAATCAAACTTTGAGTGCCCGTTGTGTCTGTAGTGCTTCCGCCCGTAATTGCTGAAGCCCAACGAATAGTGAGTTGGTAATCATCTGCAACATCTGTGAACAAATAAATTGAAAAGGTGTAAGACTGACCAGTCGTTACGGCAATGCGATTGCTACTTGCGCCTGGTTGTGCAATAAGCACAGGTTGGGAAAGTGTTAAAGGATATGACCATAATAAAGAAGCGACGCCAATGTAATCTTGTGTTGTACTTCTAGCAATACTTGAACCAGTACCAGATGCAAGCCAAAAAGTGGCGTTTGTTTCAAAATTAGGATTTTGCAAAAGGTTGGTGCGTGTCGTTGTCGTGGTGTAACCAGCCAACACACCCTTCGACGCGTCATCTAAAATAAACGCGTCAACCTGAAAACCTGTAGCAATCTTTAGGTCATAATTGCCTGAATTGACAACAGCGGTGCCGGGCATCACGCCACCTGTAACTGCAACGGCCCAGCGCTACGCGAATAAGCGCGCAAAGCGTTAACGACCGACTCACCGATCTCGGCGCTTGTAGCAAGGCCGCCCGTCACGTTAATTGTTATTCCGCCACCTGTTTGCATGCGATCTAATGGCACGACGGCTTCTGGGCCTGCTTCACCAATCAGCGCGAGAGTAGGGCTTGACACAATGCCACCTTCGGCCATGCGCGGTAAGTTCATACGACTAGCGACCTGTGTTGCTGTGCCACCAAGCGACGGCAAATTGACATGCTGAATGGTCTTAATATCTGGCGCAATTGGTATGGCGTTGTAGGCGCGAATAATGCCGTTGACCATCATGATTGCACCATTGACCACGGACTCGAATGCGCCAAGTATGCCGTTAATAATTGCGTTCACGCCTGTGCGGAACCACTCGAACTTGTTATATGCAACCACAAGGGCGGCAACGAGTAGCGCTACGCCTGCAGCGATCAGACTAAACGGGTTGAGCGCCATAGCAATGTTTGTGGCCACGATCGCAGCTGCTACTAATCCGATTGCGGCGGCAATAGCCAGGAATGCTTTGGGGTTGTCTTGTGCCCATGCAGCGAACTTGTTTAGTACCGGCAGGACGGCTTCAAGCACAGGCAACAGCGCTGCACCAATTGACTCTTTGGTTTCGCCAATACTGTTTTTAAGTATTGCCATTTTTCCTGCAGCGGTCTCTGCGTTCTTTGCGGTTGCCCCGCCAAACGTTCCGCCAAGCACTTCCATGATTGTGTTCATGTCAGCGCCTTCTTTGACAAGTCGTTTCATTTCAGGCGACAACGATGCCAATGCTCGGAAGTTGCCCTGATAAGCCTTAGCAAGCGCGTCAGCGACCGTTGCGCTAGACATGCCCGTTGCGGTGGATATGTCCATTACGAGGTTCATGTCGCGCATCGCGATGCCAACATCTTTTGTACCGCGCACCAAACCCTCAAGCGCCGTGCGATACTCACTATCAGCAATTCCGGACGCACGCGACATTGCAGCGATCTGGTCTTCTACGGCTTGGGTTTGTTTGCCACTAATGCCGGTGACATTTTGCAAAGTAAGCGCTAATTTGGCTTGCTCCTGCTGATCTTCCATTGCTGCTTTAGTTGCGTCACCAAGTGCAACAGCCAAACCGCCAAGCGCGGCAGCTGCAGGAATTGCAGCCTTTTTGATAGCGAACTGGGCTTTTTCTGAAGTCGTTTCCAATTGCTTAAACTGGGCAATAGCCTTTTTAATTCCCTTGCCGTCAAACTCTGAAATGATCGGGATATTAATTGCCATTACGCGGTCTCTCTGTTCGCTTCATCCATGACGCGCTTAACCAATTGCTCCATCTCGGACATGACATCGTTTTGGCGTTGCTCGTACGCTTTCCACATTACTCGCGAACTACGCCCATAGCGTGCAGTCAATGCGCGACCAAGCGAACCAGCCATTGAAGTGTCAAACATGGTTCCGGTAGCGCCCTGCCATTGAATACTAAACGTGCCCACATTCGTGGTGTTCCCGTTGTATTCCTTGATCGCTCGAGTATTGATCTTGGCCTGAATCTTTTGCTTAAACCCTGGTATCCACGGCAACATGCGAAACCCCGATTTTGTTGACCAATTGCGCGTCATACCAGATAGCGGCGCACTAGACGGCACAAGCTTGTTGGCATCGTCAATGACCGGTTGCACAATCTTTTTGTAATCCTTAGTGATTTCACGGCGCAAAGATTTGTCGATCTTGTTAAGGGTCTTTAAGGCATCTTTAAGCCCGACCACCTCAACTTTCGCTGATACTTCCGCCACGTTATCTCCGTTTTTTGTTTGCCTCGTTAAGCACTTTAATGACCGTCACCAAGTCTCGTGAGTCAAACGCAATATCGCTAGGCCACCAACCGACCGCGACCAAAATCTCTGCTAGTTGGCGGCGGTAGGTGCCGCGTCCGTAGGGTTTGGGTCGGTCTCATCCAATACCGGAATGATCTCAATG